ATCAGCAAAAACTTTTGCTAAAAGTCTAAATTCTTGTCTCATTCCATAGTAACAACGCTTATGAATAGCGCTCATGACACGAGAACCACGCTCCAAGAGAGCAATTGTAGTTCCAACAGCTCTATTTTGTGAATCTTCACCCGTTTGCATGTCTGCAATTGATGCAAATCTTTGTCCTGCTGCCACTACGAAACCTAAAAGTTGAAATAAAGTTCCACTTGGCTCTTTAAAAGGTAAAATTTGAAACTGATCTTTAATGTTTCCACCTGGTGCATCAACATCTCTGAACTCTCCAGGTTGAAAAGGTTGGTCATCATCTCTAATTCTTATTCCTCTAGACTTAAATCCAGCAGGTAAGTTAGCTAAAGTACCCGCATCTAATAATTGTCTTAATGCTTGAGTAGCAGATCTAGATAATCCACCAATCATATGGATTAAACCAAAACCATAGAAGCCTAAACCTGGTAAAAACTTATAGTGAACAAAATATTCTTTTCTTGAAGATGTATCATCATCTTGATTATAGTTTCTATAAATAGATAATACCTCTCCTGAACCTTCATCGATTGAAACGATGTATGGAAGTTTAACTTCTTTTTCTGCATCTTCTTTTTCAAACTGATTTATGTTTAAATCAATATGCATTTCTAAAATATTGTATTGATATTCTTTTTCTCCTGCAGGTTTAACACCTTCAAGTTCATTTAGTTTATCTTGTACAGGATTTTGTTCAGCTTGTTTTGCTATTAATTCTACATCTCTATAAAATCCAGCTTTTTGTTGTTTAAGAACATCATTCTCTGACATCTTAACAACGTGTGTAATTCTTTCGCAATCTTTTAAATCAGTTGCATAGTAAGGAACAATTAAATCTTCAGCAGGTACAAATTTTGATACCGCTCTTTGTTTAATCTCATCGTAGTAAATCTTTTTAAACGCAGATCCTGCTAATGGTAAATAGAATAACATTTGATCTGTATCTGGAGTGTACTCTTCCATCTCCTCCATCAACATATAGTTCATGAAATCTTTTACACGTTCTGCTTGTTGTTGTGTTTCTGGTGTGTCTGATCCAATGACAGCTGTTCTTACAGGTCCATCACTTGGTAATAATTCTTTATAAGCTTGTGCTTGAAATTGTGTGACAGCTTCTGATAAGAGCGGATGGGTAACACCACTTGCACCTTGAAACGGTCTAGTATTATTTACATATTTAAATCCAAGTAAATCTAAACCACTAGTGTAAGCCTGTTCCCAATCCGATCTTGAAACTTTGTCTCTTTTATAATCTTGAATAAGTTCAGCAGAGAGTCGACCTAATGCTCGGTCATCCATCTCTTCAGCAAGGTTTCTGTAAAAATCTTCTTCAGGTTGTTCTTCTTGAGGAATCTCTTCCTCTCCACCTTCAATTTCTACGTCAACTTCTTCTGTTACTTCATCTTCTTCAGGAAGTTCATTTTGTTTCTCTACTTCAGCCATTATGTAATAATAGTTCTTTTATTTCTTCCTAGCTTACAGCCTTTAGCCATTACACCACTTTTAGCTTTAATCATTTTACCGTATTTAGCCCCATCCATTGAACCTAAACCAATACCTGAATAATCTCCAGCTAATGTTCCACCCATTTCAGATGTAGCATTTGGTCCTGGACCTGTTCTAAGTCCTTTATTTTTATAAACGTTAACCGCATCCATTACTTTTTCTTTTAAGCCTTTTTTCTTTGTGATGTAGTTAATTTTAGACTTGTCGCCACCTTCAGTTTTAAGGTAGGCATCCATTTCTTTTTTCTGCCCTAGCATTTTAGCTCCTGCGTATCCCGCAAGACCTGCTGCTAGTAATTTTTTAAGTTTTTTGCTTGCCATGATATATCTCCTATTGTTATAACAGGTTTATAATATCATGCAAATATATTTACGACTAGTCCACCCGTGTTATAGGCTTTAAAAGGCTTATCAGCCATTTCTTTATTAACCCTGATAGCATAAGCATCAAAATATAACCTAGGATCACCTTCCATTATCTTCTCAACATCTCCACCATAACGTCCTGAATAATACTCAGCTTCTTGTCCAGTTTTAAATGCAGCTTTATGTTGAGTTCTTGATTTATCTGGATTAAGACCAAATTCTTTTAGTATCTACTTGTTGTACAACTTTAAAAGGTTTATTAGGATCTGACTTTGCAACCGGTATTGTTTTAACTTCTGAACCATATTCTCTAGCTATTTTATCCATTGCTGCAGGTAGAGTTGCTTTCTTTTTAGGATCTGTAAAACCTTGTATTGGAACTTCATTATCGTTAGCATCTTTTCTAACTACTCCTTGTCTACCGCCGTATCCTTTAAAACCTGCTTTACCTGTTCTTGTTCCGTAAAATTCTATGTCCCCTAAATACTTAGTTCTTTTTGCATGGTGTAAGTATTCAACAGGTGAGATGGCTACCCAATCTACACCCCTGTCTGCTGCATCCTTAATTTGATTTTTAAGAGCATGTGCACCCCAGTTCTCTTTTCCGTAAAGAGGTAAAAAAGGAATCCCGTCTTGAGCTTCCCTGTTTGTTATATTGGATAAGTTAAGTGAGTTAGATCTCATTTCTCTAAATTCACTATTCAATGTATTAAATCTTGCCTGGTCTTCTCTAGTCGCTTTAATCCCTTTAGCTGAAATCGTTTTCATTTCATCAACTATTTTTTCGAGTTTTCTATTTGCCGAAAAGAATTCTATTTCTGAACCAAAGGCATTTTGTACTTTATCTCTTGTTGGGTTAACCTTTCTTAGCTTTTGGTGATAGTCAGATTGTATCTCATCAATCATCATAACTTTTTGATTCTCATTACCCCCACTTCTAATACTACCTCTTACATGATAGATCTGATTAGGGATTGCTTTCTCACCACTGTTATAATGTCTATTAAACCCACCACTTAGTTTCTGCCCCATAGGTAATTCTTTAGGGTAATACACTACATTTTCAAAATACTCATCCCCGCCTTTAATTCTATACTCACCGTAATTTCCATACTTAGTTTCAAACCCTTGTGATTTTTGTAATTGTAGTCTTCTAAAAATATCTATGTCTTTTGCTTTACCTGCTTCAGTAATTCTACTTATCTCTAACGGGTCTACCTCAACTCCTAGACGTCTAACTTGTGGAATTAAAGCTTCGTAGCTGCCTATGAGATCACCAAAAGGAGACCTCTCAAAATCAGAGTATTGATCCTCTACTTCTTTAAATTTATTGTACATTAAAGCATTTTGTTTTCTGACATTTTTTTGAATTGAGTTTACAATCTCTATAACGTCTTCTGCTTCTTGGCTGTCCCCTACTTTAGCAATAACTTTGTTTTTTATACCATCTAAACTATTATTAATGTCACGTCCTAGATCCTCAGCTTCATCTACTATTTTGACATCAGTTCCAAGCTTTCTCATTTTTAAATTATTAACAGGTGCTTTTTCTACGATATATAATAAATCCATTTTAGTTAATGGGATCTTCTTTTCTTGAGCTACCTTTAAAAACCCACCTATTAGATTTCCAGCTTTATCAAACTGTGCGAGGTTAGCATCCCACATCTCTTCTTTCTTAACTGCTTGTGATATATTTTTAAATTCAGGATTGCCTGTCTTAAAAGATCCTGGACCCCCTGATTTAAAATCTTTAATCCACTCTTCTGGTTTTCTAGCTCCAGCAATAGGGTGTCTTGCAATGTAATCGTAAAGAGAGGAACCAATTCTTTTTGTTTTACCTCCACGAGAAAGTGGAGCGTTGTAAGCTAGCTTTTTAAGTTCGTTTGATCTTGCGATTGCAATTTGTCTAATTTGTTCTTGTTGTGATATCTGAGGTGCTGTCATTGCTCGACCTCTATCCATCTTAGTTGGAACTACAGATAATATTTCATCTACCTCATCAACTGGTCCCGTGGTTCGTGAAACGGGAGCCTTGGGTAATTTGATTCCTGCAATTTTTTTAATAGCTCTAGCGATAGGGTTTCTAAGGGCCACGGCTCCTGCACCAGCTAATGCTAATCCTGCAACTCCTCTAGCTGCTGATGGTTCGTATGGTTCTAGATCGGATTTATTAACAGGTACTGAGGATGTTTGATCATTCTCAATAATTTCTTGTTTGTTTAAATCCGCAAGTCCGGCCATTAGTCTATAAGATCTTTAATGTAATCTCCACCTTTACCAACTACATTCTCTACGATTCCAGGGTTGCCTCTTGGTTCTGGTTTTACAGTATTAGGCATTTGTCCCATATCCATTCCGCCACCTCTAGATTTTTTAGTAATCCACTTTTTAGGTTTTTCTTTTTTAGTAATCCATTGAGTAGGTTTTTCTTTTCTAGTAATCCATTGAGTAGGCTCTTCTTTTTTACCCATATCCATTCCGCCACCTTTATTCATAGTTCTAACTCTATTTTTATCTTGGATATTAGATTTCATTTTATTTATTGTTTTTTTAGATCCAAAAGCTTCTACTAAATCACGTGCAATTTTTATATCAGATCGAGTTAATCTGTTATCATCTTTTTTAGCCATAGCTTTAGCGTAAGCTGTAGTTCTTGCAGAAGTGTTTCCCATATCCAA